GTGCGCGGGCTGCGATTATAGTTCGTGCTTTCCGGAAATCTGGGGACCGTGGAACTTCCGCTCTTAACAATTTGGTCAATTTGACATTGTGGAGCGCCATGGTACTGGATGAACCGGCGCAGGTAGTTTACAAACCAACTGCGAGAAAATATAGGATCAACGGGCAGAATACTGATTTTTCATTCTTTTACGAGGGTGATGATTCTATTGTGAGTTGTGCACAGAGATTGGATGTGGATCATCTCACGAAAGAATGGGAGCGGGCAGGGATGCGACCGAAATTGTTTCATCGGAAGAAGGGAGATGCATGGACGTTTTGCGGTGTCAACGGAATTGCCGGTACCGCCGCGGAGCCTGTCCCCCAACTTGCGAGGAACATTGCATCCAGTGCCTACTCTGTGTCTCAGGGTTTAGACACCGGTCTCGCTCGGGCTATGACTTTGGTTGGTAGGGTTGAGAATTTTAGGGATTCTTGCCCGGTTTTCGCTCACTATTTTGCTTGCATTGCCAGGCACCATTTGCAAGGTTGTACTCTCAAGTCCGTTCCGATGGATCGTGAGAGTCAGATGCAGATCTATGGTGATTACGATGATTCGAGGACGGTGAACATTGAGGATCTGCTGGTCGTAGACAACAGAACATCGACCAAAGGTACCGACGTCATCCAGGCAGCATGTGGTGCACCGCTCACGCAGGAACTTGTTTCCGCGATTGCGGGCTTGGACACTTTAGGTCCCGAAGATACTTGGATCTTCCGCCACATGCCGGCGGAATGGTTTCATGTGGAGGTCTGAGGGCACATGCATTAATTCGTCTGCGGACGGGAAAGGATCACAGATAGCATGCACCGGTGGCTTTTGAATTCCACCATGGAAGTCGGGGAGGCAGTTTGGAAACTGTCGAGATGTGGGAGCATGGGTTAGCTATACCTGGCACATTCGTTCACATGTGCGATCCATGCGCGGTTGTAGCAGACCGTTCTACCACGGGCTTATTCTTCCGTGCCGGGCAGAATGCCACTGTCCCGGTCGGAGCCTGCCGCGTGCCTACAGGGGGCCGCTGAGGTGAAGGCTCCGCAGATTTCCGTATCCCGGACGGTTGGGACTAGCCATCCACGTAAAATCTGCGGATTGTACTCTCGCGCTGCTACCGGAAGCTTGACTGCAAGGGAGTGGGCCCGAATCCGGAAGGTGAAGGGACAGTCAGGTGACCAGCCAACTGTGTGTGAAAGGGAATTTCCAGCCTGGGGATCACATGGAAGGTAGGGGAGTGCACAAAATGACTACGGCCGAGCGCCCTGCGATAGTGGGTTGACTTGTCCGGGGGGGGTAGCACCATGCCAGATTTGGCTCGCTTTTCGTGCAATGGTTGACTACCTCAGCACGGGGACTGTTGCCCGTGCCGCCGCGGTTGCTGCGGTGATATTTTCAATGGCATCATTTGAATAATTAGGCAAAAGTGATCCTCGACTTGAACCGAAAAGCTCAAATATAAACATCGTTGTTTAAGTGCACGTGAGACTTCGCTTATGGCACAGAGAAAGTCTCGTCGACGCAATGGCAACGGCCAGCAGAACGGTCAATCGACCGGTCAGCGCCGACGTCGAAACGGACGTCGAGGTCCCAATGCTCGGACTCTCGTCCCCGGAGTTGGAATCACCACAGCCTCACCATTCGGGGGCATTGTGGGATATGACTTGCGGTGCTGGGATGCCAAACTTCCCTTGCACCTTCCACTTCCGCGAGCAGTGGGCCCATACACGGTCATCCGATGCACACGGAGAATCAACTCAGCCAACCGGCAGATGTTGTTTGGAACTTTTCAGGACGATGATGGCACTTTGGGTGTCGTCTGGAACAACATCTGTGCGCTCGGGTGCGTGAATGAGGGTAATCCCATCAATGCAGCTGGAAATACTCAGCGATTTACGATGGAACTTGGTGGGTTGGGAACAGGATGTTCTTTGGTCCCTGCAGCCATGACACTGCAGGTTATGAATCCCAATCCATTGCAGACTACAAATGGGATTATTTACACGGGTGTGATGAATACTCAGGCTGCGTTTGGTGCAGATCCTACAACCTACAGGGACCGATTTGACACTTTTGTCGAATTTCAGAATCCGAGGTTGTGTGCTGCCCCGAAGCTTGCATTGCGCGGAGTGCAGATGAATTCATACCCTCTCAATATGTCCAAATGTTCAGAATTCACAGGTTTGGGGGTGGCATCTGATGCCAATATTACCTGGAACACTAGTACGCTCCGACCTACAGGTTGGGCGCCCTTTATGGTTTACAACACTACAGGTATTTCCCTGGAATATTTGGTGACTATTGAGTACCGAGTCCGTTTTGATCTTGACAATGTGGCGGTAGCTTCCCACACGCATTATCCGGTTGCGAAAGATTCCACTTGGGACAAGCTCACCCATATGGCATCCGCTCTAGGAAACGGTGTGCAGGATATTGCTGATATTGTATCAAC